CTTCTGTAGGAGGAGAACAGGTTGTTGCTGCGGTAATGAACGCTATTGCAGGGAGTGGTACTTCTACCACAGTAGGACAAGGTACTTCAATTCATTCAAAAGTAACTACTGCTTTACAAGGAGGAGGAGCCATTACACTTGTAGCGGGAGGTGGATATACTTCTGCCGAACGCACTATACACTGCCAGGTTACTGCTAGTGCACTTGGATTTAACAATGATACTGGTGCTTTTAGGGTAATAGGTAAGTATTATAATCTGTAATAGTAAAAATTTTATAAACTAGATTCACATCCTAGTTGATTTAAAACTAATTCGAGAGATGTGGCCTCAATTTGGGGTCACATCTTTTTGTTCGTATATTTAAACGTTTAAACTTACAAATGGAAAAAATAGTAATAGTTGGAGCTGGTGTAGCAGGTGTTAATGCTGCAACAAAATTAGTAGATAATGGATATGATGGAAGTTGTATCACAATTATTGATATGGGTAATGACCCATACAATCGTAAGCCAGAAGAAGTAATGACAGGGTTTATGGGTGCTGGTGGTTGGAGTGATGGTAAATTAACTTACCATACTGCTATTGGTGGTCATATGTCTAAGTATTGTGGTGAAGAAAAAGCAATGGAATTATTTGATGAAGTAATTAATAATTTTAAACGTTTTCACCCTAAGCCAGAGGAAGTACAATGCTCTAACCCTGTAGCAGAACCCGATTTTATTAAACCATATTTTGGGCTACGTTTATTCCCAGTATGGCACGTAGGTACAGATTATTTACATGAAATAGGTAAAAATTGGTATGATTACCTTTGTGATAAAGGTGTTAAATTTATTTGGAAAACTAAGGTTACATCAATTGATTTTGACACTCAACAATTACACACTGATAAAAGTACAGAAGATAATGATTGGATAGGATATGATAAACTCATTTTTGGTGTAGGTAAATCAGGCATTGACTTTGGTAAGAAATTAGCTGAACAATATACATTGCCAACAGAATCAAAACCAGTACAAATTGGTGTTAGATTTGAAGCACCACAAAAACACTTCCAAAAACTTATTGATGTAAGTTATGATTTTAAATTGTATCGTAAATTTGAAGATGAAGGTGTATCACTTCGTTCATTCTGTACAAACAATAATGCAGCATATGTAGCACTTGAAGAAACTTATGGTGACTATAGTTACAACGGCCATGCTAAAAAAGGAGAAGAACATAGAAACAATATGACTAACTTTGGTATCTTGATGGAAGTTAAAGGTATTGATAAACCATTTGATTGGTCTCGTGAATTAGTTTCTAAGGTAAATAGAATGAGTATTGTAAGTGGGGAAGGACGAGGTAGTAGAAAAGCCATAGGACGTTTCCAATCCAAATATAAAGCAGGCCTTTACTACAGTCCCTCAGGTAAAGATAAAACACTTACATCTGAAGGTGATTGGGTTAAAGCCCACTATATTGGTAAATCAGAATTACAAGTGGTAAGGGATGCATTTAAAGGGTATTTCCAATATATTGAAGATTTTATTGAGGATATGAAAAAAGTATTCCCAACACTTGGGGATGATTGGGGAATTTATGTACCTGAAGTTAAATACCTTTCCCCAGAACCCCTTGTAGACTATGATACATTAGCATTAGCTGATTATAACAATGTACACTTTGTAGGTGATGCTCTTAGTGCTCGAGGTATTACAGTATCGGGGGCACAAGGAACATATGTTGCCGAATGGATTTTACAATGTTTAGAAGATAAAACATCATGGGAAAATGACCCTGAAGTAATAGAATTTTTAGAAATGCAAGACACTCCTGGAACATGGTCTGAAGAAGATGATGCAATTCATCTTGTAGGAGGATTAACTAATGATAAAGATAATAGTTTTATGAAATTTGTAAATAAAAAATAATGACTCAAGATAATAAGTGGCCAAAGCCAACAAGAATGAAAACACCTGATGGGACTATTTTACATCATTGGGATGGTAAATTACATAATTGGGAAGGACCTGCTTTAGTACCTGAGGGTGTTTATCGACATAGGGAATATTATATTTATGGGATTTATCACACTGAAGAACAATGGAAAGAAGTTCGAAGAGACAGAAACGGAGTTCCATGGTATAAAAATCCAGCAATGCGTGAATCATCAAGACAAGGAGGATAATGAAAATAGGACTTACAGGAACAATGAGTGTAGGAAAAACTACACTAGTAAAGGAATTAAAAAAATTACCTATATTTAATGGGTATAAGTTTGCTACTGAACGTAGTAAATATCTTAATTCACTAGGTATTCCATTAAATCACGAAACAACTATTGAGGGTCAAACTATATTTTTAGCTGAACGTGTTACTGAGTTAATGCATGAAAATCTTATAACGGATAGAACAATTATTGATGTAATGGCCTTTACTAATTGTGCTAAAAAAGTAAGTTATTTAGATGGAGATGCATTTAAAGAATATGTTAAACGTTTTATTAAACAATATGATTTTATTTTTTATATTTCACCTGAAGGTATAGGAATAGAAAATAATGGAATACGAGAAACAAACGCTGAGTACAGAAAAGAAATTGATGAAGAAATTCAAAAATTGTTGTTTGAATGTCGTCCTATTTTCCATACTATTAAAGGATCAACTGAAGAACGTATTCAACAAATTTTAAAAACTATTAAATAATAATATTTATCGCCATGAAATTATGGAAATACATTTTGGGAGCTATTGCTTTTATAGGAGGATTATTAGCTGTTAATTCTTCTAAAGAAAAAAAATCAATTAAAAAAAAGGTTGAAGCTAATAAAAAAGAAATTAAAACAGTTAAGGCTAAAGCCAAAAAAGTAGAAGCTAAAAAAGCAGAAACTAAAAAAGCTATTAAAAATCAAGATAAAAAAATAGCAAAAACTAAGGCTAAAGTTAAATCAACTAGCAGTGCTAAAAAAACTACTAGTGATTTTAAGAAAAAATACAAAACTAAGAAAAAATGAAACATATACTAACTACACTATTATTATGTGTATCTAGTTTATGTTTTTCACAAGATACTCTTCAAATTCCTGCTATAGAACTTGAAGAATTTTTTTTAGCTTTAGATACTTTAGAAACACAAGATTCTATTAAAACTATTCTAATTGAACAATTAGAAAAACAAATAGAATTTCATTTAGAGTTAAATGACCATAATGAAAATCTTTTTTTATATAAAGATCAAGAAATAGAATTATTAAATAATCAAATAGATTTACACCTGGAACATTTAAATCAAGTAGATAAATGGTATAAAAAACCTTGGGTGGGGGTAGTGGGAACACTTTTATTACTACATGCAGTGGATTATACACTTCCTCAATGAGTGATTTAAAAAAAGTAATAAGGCAAGAATACATAAAGTGCGCCCAAGACCCAGTGCATTTCATGAAAAAATATTGTATGATTCAACACCCACAGAGAGGTAGAATCCATTTTCATCTATACCCCTTTCAGGAAAAAGTCTTACGATTAGTTCAGGATAATCCTTATTCAATTATACTAAAATCTCGTCAGTTAGGTATTTCAACTTTATCTGCTGGATATTCTTTATGGTTAATGACTTTTCATAAAGATAAAAATATTCTTTGTATAGCTACAAAGCAGGAAACTGCTAAAAATATGGTTACAAAGGTTAAATTTATGTACGAAAATTTACCTTCATGGCTTAAAGTAGATTATGAAGAAAATAACAAGCTAACCCTTAGATTAGCTAACGGTTCTCAAATTAAAGCCACTTCAGCATCAAGTGATGCTGGTAGATCAGAAGCCGTTTCTCTTCTATTAATTGATGAGGCGGCATTTATTGAAAATATTGGTGAAATATGGGCTTCGGCTCAACAAACACTTGCTACTGGTGGTGGGTGTATAGCATTATCTACTCCTTATGGAACTGGTAATTGGTTTCATCAAACTTGGACAAGAGCGGAGGCTAGTGAAAATGATTTTTTACCTATTAAATTACCCTGGTATGTTCATCCTGAAAGAGACCAAGATTGGAGAGATAGACAAGATGAATTGCTAGGAGATCCTAGAATGGCCTCCCAGGAGTGTGACTGTGATTTTAGTACATCAGGAGATATTGTATTTTATCCTGAATATTTAGAATTTATAGAAAAATCTACTATTCGTGACCCCTTAGAAAAAAGGGGTGCAGATCAAAATTTATGGATTTGGGAACCTGCGGATTATACAAGACAATACCTAATATCGGCTGATGTAGCTAGGGGTGATGGTAAAGATTATTCGGCATTTCACATTTTTGATGTTGAAAATGCTACACAAGTAGGCGAATATAAAGGACAGGTATCAACTAAAGATTTTGGAAATATACTTACGGCAATTTCAACAGAATATAATAATGCATTATTAGTAGTTGAAAATGCTAATATTGGGTGGAGTACAATTCAAACTATAATTGAACGTAATTATCCTAACTTATACTATTCACCTAAATCGGATACAGTTAATATAGATTCATATTTACAAAATTATGAAAATAATTCTAGTATGACTGCGGGATTTACTATGTCAACTAGAACCCGTCCTATGGTTATTGGTAAATTTCAAGAATATGTAGGTGATAAAGGAGTTACAATTCAATCAAAGCGTTTACTAGAAGAAATGAAGACTTTTATTTGGAAATATGGTAGGGCTGAAGCTCAAATAGGTTATAATGATGATTTAGTAATGAGTTTTGGTATTGGGTTATATGTAAGGGATACTGCACTTAAATTTAGACAACATGGGGTAGACATAACTAAGGCTGCTTTAGGTTCATTTCATAAATCAACAACTAATTACCAAGGAGCTTATTTTTCAACAGGACAAGACAACCCATATCATATGGATGATGGGAAGGGAGGAACTGAAGATTTTAGCTGGCTCCTGTAATATTTATTCATATATTAATATACTATGGCTGATACAAGCGTATTTACAAGATTAAAAAGATTATTTTCTACAGACGTATTAATTCGTAACGTAGGAGGGGACAAACTAAAAGTATTAGATTTTAGCAATTACCAACAAACAGGTCAAGTTGAAACTAATTCAATGGTTGATAGATATAACCGTTTATATACTACAAACCAAGCTCCTATTTATAATCCTGCTTTAAATTATCAAACTTTAAGAACACAATTATATTCTGATTATGAAGCAATGGATACTGATGCTATTATTGCTTCTGCTTTAGACATTATATGCGATGAATCCACCCTTAAAAATGCTATGGGTGAGGTAATACAGATAAAATCATCTGATGAAACCTTACAGAAGATTTTATATAATCTTTTTTACGATGTCTTAAATATAGAATTTAACTTATGGATGTGGGTCCGCCAGATGTGCAAGTATGGTGACTTTTTCTTAAAACTTGAAATTGCTGACAAATTTGGTGTTTATAATGTAATCCCTTATACAGCATATAATATTATAAGAGAAGAAAAAATAAGTGAATCTAATAATAGTCAAGTAGAAGTTAAATTTAAATTTGACCCCGATGGGTTAAGTGGTGGGGGTGAGTATGGTGGTTATTTTGGGGGCTTACAAAGTTCAACAGGTAATACTAATTCAAGAGCAATTTATTTTGATAATTATGAAATTGCTCATTTTAGACTCCTTTCGGATGTAAATTATCTCCCATATGGTAGAAGTTATATAGAACCAGCACGTAAATTATTTAAACAATATGTGTTGATGGAAGATGCAATGTTAGTACATAGAATCGTACGTGCACCTGAAAAACGTATTTTTTATATAAATGTGGGTGCTATCCCACCTGCCGAGGTAGAAAACTTTATGCAGAAGACTATCTCAAAGATGAAACGTACTCCATATGTAGATCAACAAACCGGAGATTATAATTTAAAATATAACATGCAAAACATGTTAGAAGATTTTTACATTCCCTTAAGAGGTAATGATGCATCTACTAAAATAGAAACCACACCCGGACTACAATATGATGGTATTACTGATATAGAATACTTAAGAGATAAGCTATTTGCAGCTCTTAAAGTACCTAAAGCATTTTTAGGCTATGCCGAAGATGTTGAAGGTAAAGCTACATTAGCCTCTATGGATATTAGATTTGCCCGTACTGTAGAACGTATCCAACGAATCATTCTTTCGGAATTGTATAAAATTGCAGTTGTCCATCTTTACACTCAGGGATATGATGGTGATGACTTAGTTAACTTTGAACTTAATCTAACTACTCCTTCAATCATTTATGACCAAGAAAAGGTAATATTAATGAAAGAAAAAATGGAATTAGCAACCCAAATGGTTGATTCTAAATTATTCCCCTCTGACTTTATATATGATAATTTATTCCATTTAAGTGAAGATGAATATGCTGAATTTAGAGATTTAGTTAGAGAAGATTCTAAACGTACTTTCCGCAATGTCCAAATTGAAACAGAAGGAAACGATCCATTAGAAACAGGTGAATCATATGGTACCCCACATGATTTAGCTTCGCTATACGGCAAAGGTAGATACTATGACGAACCAGATAATGTACCTGCAGGATATAATGAAAAGGAATTAGGTCGACCTGAGGAAAAAGTTTCTAATATTGATACTCAAGATGGTAATTTTGGTAAGGATAGATTAGGAACAAAGAGGATGAAAGATACTGATAAAAATGATTCTGATTCAATAAAACCTACATATAAAGGAGGTTCTCCATTAGCTTTAGAAGCAAAAACTGCTTATTTACAAAATAAAGATATGCTTAAGAAAATTCCTGTTAATCGTAAACAATTAGTATTTGAACAAGAAGGATCGCTATTAGATGAAAATAATTTAAAGGAGTAAAAATCTTTATATATTTATAAAAAAGCCTATCAATGAGAATCAAACATTCTAAGTATAAAAATACAGGCCTTTTATTTGAGCTTTTAGTGAGACAAATAACTGCTGACACCTTATCTGGTGGTGAGTCTCCTTCCCTTAATATTTTAAAAAAATCATTTGCTAAAACTGAATTAGGAAAAGAGTATAAACTCTATGAATCATTATTTAAAAATAAAAATTTAAGTGAGGGCAAAGCAGATATTACTTTAAATACTGTATTAGAAGCAACTCGTAAATTAAATAGAAGTGCTTTAAGAAGAGAAAAATATAATTTAATTAATGAAATTCGTAAACATTATAACTTAGAAGAATTTTTTAGACATCAAGTTCCTAATTATAAAGGATATGCTGCTTTTTATAAATTAATTGAAATATTTAATTCAGATAAATTATCTGAAACTGATGAAATTATAAGTAATAAAATAACTATATTAGAATGTTTAACTGAACGTCCTGTTAATCAAAAGAAAGTAAAACAAGATTTAGTTGAAGAATTTAGTAAATATGATAAGGATTTAAGAATTCTTACTTATAAAGTAATGCTTGAAAAATTTAATGGCAAGTATGCAAATTTAAATAAAGGACAAAAAGAAGTCCTTAAAGAGTTTATGAACTCTATTGATAATACTCCTCGTTTAAAAGAAATTTATAATACTAAAATTATTGAAGTAAAAAAAGTATTAAATTTACAAATTAAAAAAGTAAAGGACGAAACTACTAAAATTAAGTTATTGGAGGTAATTAAATTACTTAAAGAAATAGATAAAGGTTCTCGTATTAATAATGATGATTTAATTAATCTTCTTCAATATTATCAATTAACTGAAGAATTATCTAAAGTGATTAAATAATGGCCGTAACTGTTAAACCTGAAGATTTATCACCTCAATTTCTTAAAAGAGTTGAAGGTAGATATGGAAAAATTCATCCAAATGATTTCTTTAGTGCTAATTTAGGCACCTATTACAAATTTGATCCTTCATACAAATCTGAAGGAGGGGGAAAAACCCATAAAGTATTACCTTTAGCCAGCTTTATTGATTTATATAAAAACTTGGGCCAATCTAAAAACTCAGCAAAATCACTTAAAACAAAACCTGAATTAAGGGGTGATAAGGAGTATCAAACCCAAGCAGATAAAGTAATTAATACATTTAATTCATTTAGAACCTTTTTTAGAAAAAATTATCCTGATCAATATTCTTTAGTAAAAAACAGTATTAAAGAAATAGAAGGCATGGGGTATAATACACCATTTGCATTTAAAAAAAAAGGCTCTTCTGCTAATATTTCACAATACCTTAAAATGGGGTATAAACCTGTAAATCAAAAAGCTCTTAGAAAAAAATCAAAGGGATTTGAGTTTATAGATTTGTATAAAGATTAATATTTATAAACATGAAGACACTTCAAGAACAATATAATTTAATTAAAGAAGGAAAGGGACATAAAAATACATTTATGAAAGAAGCAAAACGTTTGTTTCCTAATATTGTTCCTAATGCTGCTACATTTAATCAAACTACTAAGTTATTAAAGCAACGTAGTGTAATTAGTGAAAATATATTCCCTTTAATGCCCTCTTCTGGGTTAAACCCATTTACAACCTTTGATAAATTTGTAAATGAAGATGTAAAGGCAACTGAAACTAAAACTACTAAAGAAGTAGAAGAAGCTGAAATAAAAACTTACGACTATAAGGACCCTAAAAATTTAAATAACCAAATTTTTGATCAATACCTTAATGGTTTAAGAGTTGAAATGGAAAAGGATCCTAAATTAACTATGGATGAAGCTAAAGAAGTAGTTGCTAAAAACTTAGAAAAAGATTCAATTTTTTATACTAAAAATGCTGCTTTTAAAGTAGATGGTTTAGGATATGAAGAATTAAAACAACAAGAAGAACCAAAAGGAAAATACAAATCATCCGGCTACGGAGACTTAAAAGAAAATAAAATGAACCAATCAGAAGACTTAAAAGAATTATTAGAAGAAGCAGTAGCTGGAATCCCATCTATTGGCAACCCCTTTGCAGATAAGAAAAAAGAAAACTACGAATCTAAGTTTGAAGCTTTTTTAAATGAAGAAAAGGAAGAAAAAAACGAAGGCAAAGAAGAAGTAGAAGAAGGTGAAGCTGCCTATGAGTACGAAAAAGGAAAAAAAGCAGGTGAAAAAATAAAAGAAGAGGAGAAAGAGCCTAAAAAAGAAGGCAAAATGAAATATGCTGAAGTAGTTAAAAAAGCCGAAAAATTAGGTGAAATGGCTAAAAATAAAGTAATGATGGAAGTTTATGGTAAGAAAAAAAGAGAATTAGAAGAAACTTTAGGCACTATAAATGAAGATTCTAACCTATCAGAATTTATTGATGAAGGAAAAAAGAAAGAACTTCAATCCGAAATTACTTTATATGAAAAAGCATACATGACTGCTGAAGCTAACTACAACACTAATGCATAATGCAAACCCTTATAGAGACTCAACTTTTTGAAATTTCTCCTCAATCATTAACCGAGGCTAAAACATCTGAAAAAGGTAATTTACTTGTTTCAGGCAGGTTACAAGCAGCACAAACCAAAAACGGTAATGGCAGGTACTACCCCAGAGAAATTTTACAAAGAGAAGTTAAAAACTATAAAGATGGTCCTGTTAAAGAAAACAGAGCATTAGGTGAATTAGATCATCCTGATTCTTCTATTATTAATTTAAAAAATGTATCTCATAATATTAAAGATATTTATTTTGAAGAAGATGATGTAATGGGTTTAGTAGAAATCCTCCCAACCCCTTCAGGCAACATATTAAAAGAGTTATTTAAAAATGGGATTTCAGTAGGTATTTCTTCTAGAGGCATGGGTAGTTTAAAACCTGGACAAAATGGAGTACAAGAAGTACAAGATGATTTTGAATTATTATGCTTTGACTTTGTATCAACTCCTTCAACCCCAGGAGCTTATATGCATACTATTAAAGAAGGATTAGATTTTTCGTCCCTAGTTATTGATGAGTATAATAAAATTAATGAAGTAATTACGGAAATACTATGTAACAATGGCCAATGCCCAGTAGTATAAAAGTTTATTTTTTAATATAAAAAAAGAGGATGCAAAAAAAAATGCATCCTCTCTTTTTTTTATATATTTACCCATGAATGTGTCGTCAGTCTATACGACACCGATTTTATATTAATCACTATTACGCTTCTACAGAATAAGCGTATTTTCCCAAAAAATTTAGGAACTATGGCAAACAGAGACTTGTTAGCAGACGCTATTGCGGATGCAAAAGCAGTTAAAGAAGTAGCTATCGCTAATGCGAAAGCCGCTTTAGAAGAAGCTTTTACACCTCATCTTAAAGACATGCTTGCTCAAAAAATTAACGAAATGGAAGATTTGGAAGAAACCGAACTTGCAGAAGTTGATAAAGAGAAAAAGATGGACGAAGAGAAAGAGATGGATGAAGCTTACGGTAAAAAAGACATGGACGAAATGAAAGACATGGACGAAGAAAAGGACATGGATGAAATGAAGGACATGGATGAAGAACTCGATTTAGAAGAAATTCTAGCCGAGTTAGAACTCGAGGAAGAAAAGGACATGGATGAAATGAAAGACATGGATGAAGCTAAGGACATGGACGAAATGAAAAAGGACATGGACGAGGAAAAAGACATGGATGAAATGAAAGACGTGGACGAAATGAAAAAGGATATGGATGAAGACATGGACATAAAGGACATGGATGATGCCGAAATAAGCCTCGAGGACATGAGTGAAGATGAGTTAAAAACCATGATTGAAGATGTTATTGAAGACATGATTGAAGATGGTGAACTCGTTCCTGGCCCAAATGCAGATGAGTCTGAAGAAGAAGAAATGGAAGACACAGATGATGGTATGGAAGGAGACGCTGACGTAGATATCGAAGTTGATGATATTGATCTTGAAGAAGGTAAAGAAAAAGTTGATGAGGAAAAGGATAAAATGGAAGAAGAATTAGCGGAAGCTAAAGAAGCAATCACCCAATTACGTTCTGATCTTAATGAAGTTAACTTATTAAACTCTAAATTACTCTATACTAATAAGATTTTCAGAGGTAAATCCCTTACAGAAAATCAAAAAATTAAGGTTTTAAAGGCTTTTGATAAAGCCGAAACAGTTAAACAAGCAAAAACCATTTTTGAAACTCTTAATGAAAATTTAGTTACTAAATCTACTAAATCTAACATTAGAGAATCATTAGGTTCTGCTTCTAAACCTGCGGGTGTTGCTCCTAAGCGTAATCTGAATGAAGGTATTATTCAAGAAGATGCTATGATAGCACGCTTCCAAAAATTAGCAGGTATTAATTAATCTTAACTTTTAAAAACAAAAAAATGTCAAATTTAAATTCTCTTTTAGAGAGCGCTAATCAGTGGAAATCAGTTCAGTCTGATGCCGCTAAATTAGCCTCAAAATGGGATAAGACAGGGTTGTTAGAAGGCCTCGGAAATGAGGTTGAAAAAAACAACATGTCTTTAATCCTTGAAAACCAGGCGAAACAACTCGTTGTTGAATCGTCTCAAACTAGTGGTGGTATCGGTAATGGTGCCTCCTTTGCAGGTGGTCAAGGTGAACAGTGGGCTGGTATTGCTCTTCCTCTCGTAAGAAAGGTATTTGGTCAAATTGCAGCGAAAGATTTCGTTAGCGTTCAACCAATGAGCTTACCTTCAGGCCTCGTGTTCTTCCTTGATTTCCAATATGGTGGTGGTAAAGCTCTTGATAGCGGCACTAGCATTGATGGTGGTAAATTCACTGCAGGTGGTGATGTATTTGGTGCTGGCTCTATGTACGGTCAAACTGATACTGCTACTGCCCCAACTGGTGGTTTATATGGTGCAGGTAAGTGGACTTACTCTACTAACGTAACCCAATCTTTACCTCTTACTCCTGGTGGATTCGTTTCTGCTTCTTGGGCAGATCTCGGATACGATTCTGATCTTTCAGCTTCTGTTTCTGCTGGTGATATTGTAAAAGTAACTATTGCAGGTACTAACTTCAAAAACGCAGATGAAGAAGGTGCAAGAGGTATGAATATTAGTGCAGGTGGTGGTGTAGATACAAATAATAATTATGCAGCCTACAATAACTTTGATGGTACTAACTTTAATTTATTTGTTTCTTCATCTCCTCAGGATGCACCTACTGATGTTCAGGTAGTTTACCCACAACAAACCACAGCTCAATTGAGAGGTGATTTCGAAGACGGTAATACTAACTTAAACGAGGAAAACAATCCTATTGATATCCCAGAAATCAATGTTAAATTAAAGTCTGAAGCTATTGTTGCTAAAACTAAAAAGTTAAAGGCTGTATGGACTCCTGAATTTGCTCAAGATTTGAATGCTTACCACAGCTTGGATGCTGAGGCTGAGTTAACTTCAATCATGAGTGAATACATCGCTCTTGAGATTGATTTGGAAATCCTTGGTATGTTGATCGAAAATGCTCTTACTACTGACTACTGGTCAGCTGTTAATAACAGAGCATATGATGGCACTACTGATACTCCTTCAACTAGTGATCTTGGATTCTTTAATACACAGGGTCAATGGTTCCAGACTTTAGGTACTAAATTAAATAAGGTATCTAATAAGATTCACCAGTTAACTTTAAGAGGAGGCGCTAACTTCTTAGTTTGCTCTCCAACTATTGGTACTATTTTGGAATCAATTCCTGGATTTGCTGCCTCTGATGGTGCTGATGCTGATTCTATGAATTATGCATTTGGTATCCAAAAAGTTGGTAACTTAAATAGTAAGTACCAAGTTTATAAGAACCCATACATGACTGAAAACACAATCTTGTTAGGATTCAAAGGCTCACAATTCTTGGAAACAGGTGCTACTTTCGCTCCTTACATTCCATTAATTATGACACCTCTTGTATACGATCCAGATACCTTTACTCCAAGAAAAGGTCTCTTAACTCGTTATGCTAAGAAGATGTTGAGACCTGAATACTACGCTAAGATCTATGTTAATGGTTTGAATACCCTCTAATATAAATTTTAGAATATACTAAGAGAAAGCCCCACTTCGGTGGGGCTTTTTTATTCTCTAGTAAGTATACTATATTTATAGTAAACCAATAAAAGTATATATTAAATGAAAGAGACACCCTCTCAGTTGCCAATTCCGGCATTTGTTATGAATTTTCCCTTCACATTAGACACAGCAGTTCCAAATAATGTTTGGATGCAAGAATTGGAGGAAGAAGCGTTAAAAGTAAATAAAGGGAACGCTTATAGACAATTTTTAGATTTATATCAATTTGTAGCAGGTAATGGACTTGTATGTAATCTTCCTGCTAAAGGAAATTATCAAGATTTAGTTTACGTTGCTAACTTAGGTATTTACCTCCCTCACATCAAAGATTCAAATAATATTATTATGGCTAACTTCACTTCAGAACCTCGTCAAGGTGAAGAAGAAGTAGGAAAACCATTCTTTGAATTAATGGATTATAAAGTCCATATGTGTCCTTTTAAATGGGAAGGAGAAGCTGATCTAAAATATCTTTATGATAATGTTTACATAGGGGGATATGGAATCCGTTCAGACATTAAAGCTTATGAATGGATGGAAAAAGAATTTAATATGAAAATCATTAAACTTGAAATGGTTGATGAATATTTATATCACCTTGATTGTTCTATTTTCCCGTTAACTATGAATAAAACATTAGTTTGTACGGAACTCTTTAATGAAAATGAGCTAGCCGAATTATCACAATATACTAACATAATAAACGTAGAAATTGACGATGCTCTTAATGGAATCACTAATTCCGTACGTTTAGGTAACATGATTTTATGTGCTTCTAATATTTCAGAACTAACTAGAGCAGATGAAAATTATGATGCCGAAAGACATAAAATAGAAAGTCTAGAAAAAATATGCTTTAATGAAGGCTTAGAACCAGTATTCTTTAACCTTTCGGAATATATGAAATCAGGTGCTATGCTAAGTTGTATGATGATGCATTTGAATTACGTTGATTATACTAAATCTTTACTTTAATGGCTCAATATTTAGAAGATTGGTTAGATGGAGAAGTAGCTGAGCTTTCAAAGTTAGAAGTAGGAGAATTATCCAACACATTCTTTTTTAGGGACCCAATGCGCCCTAACTACATAGACTACAAACATTTTTACTCCCCGGCCGACGGTACTATTTTATACCAAAAGTTTATAGAAAATCCTACTGATCCCATAGTAGAGATTAAAGGTATGAATTATACTTTACAAGATGTACTTGGTAATAAACATTATAATCAACCCTCTCTTGTAATTGGCATATTTATGTCATTTTATGATGTTCATATAAATAGAATACCGTATGCTGGTATATTACAGTATAAAGGATTAGATCCTATAGAATCTACTAACAAGCCTATGCTTGCTGTAGAAAAAGATATTTTAAATGCTGCTATTAATCCTAATAATTTAGAATATCTTAAATATAATGAAAGAATGTTAAATAAAATATATTCTCCACAATTGGATTATACTTATTATTTAGTACAAATTGCGGATGAAGATGTTAATGTAATTGCTCCTTTTATTAATGACCAAAATGCACCCGTATCACAAAATGAACGTTTTTCACTTATAAGATGGGGCTCACAAGTTGATTTAGTTCTTCCTTTAGATGAAAGATATGATTTTGATCTTGTTTTAGAAGATACAATGCATATAAATGCAGGATTAGACAAACTAGTTAAAATTAATTTTAGAAATGACCCATTTCAACAACACCCCCAAAGCTGAAGATATCTTCAGAGAAAAAAAAGTAGTGAAAAACCCTATAAAATTTAAGATTCCACTTAATGAAGAACAAAAAGAAGCTAAACAGCTAATTTTAGATAACACTATAACGTTATTAGCAGGTCAAGCAGGATCAGGAAAAACATTATTGGCATGTCAAGTAGCATTAGATGGATTACTTAGAAGAATATACACTAAAATTATTATTACTCGGCCTACAGTAAGTAAAGAAGAAATAGGATTCCTACCCGGGGATTTAAGGGAAAAAATGGATCCTTGGGTTCAACCTATTTATCAAAACTTATATATGTTGTATGATAAAGCTAAAGTTGAAAAACTTATAGCGGACGGTAAGATAGAAATTGTTCCTGTATCATTTATGAGAGGTAGAACATTTTTAGATTCATGTGTTATCGTAGATGAAGCACAGAATGTAACTCACGATCAAATGGAAATGATTACTACTCGTTTAGGTTTACGATCTAAAATGATGGTATGTGGGGATGCTCACCAAACAGACCTAAAGAAAAAATCAGACTCAGGATTTAAATATTTATATAAAGCTTCTAAAAAAGTAAAAAATCTTGAAGCTATAACCTTAAATTCTAACCATAGAAATGAAATTGTAGAAGATTTGCGAGATTATTACACTGATAATCCAATTTACTGATTTTTTTAATATTTATAAATAAATCGATTTTAACATGGCAAAAATTAATTGGGACAATAGAGCAGATAGCGGGGCTAATAGTGCGGTTAGTGCCTCTATATTTAATGACACAAAAACCTCAGTAAATACTTTATATGACGTTGTAAATGCACGTTTAGGAACTACATCCTCTGATGCGACTGCTCGTGTAAACTTTACAGGACCTACTACAATTTCGGGTTCTATGCAAGTATCAGGTAGTATTATACCCAATGTAAAGGATGGGGCAACTACTTCTTCATTTGATTTAGGAAGCCCTACCCAAGCTTGGAGAGATATTTACGTTTCTGATGGGTCTATAAAATTTGTTAAAGACGCAAGTGTTTCATCTTTTACTAAACAAGAATTAGATGATATACAAGCAGGTAAATCCGCCACTACTGGATCTAAAGGTGGTTTAGCTGCAGGTGAATGGCAAACTGCTAAGGCAATATTTGCTGAGGATGATGTAAATACCCTTGTAAGATTTGGTTCAGATAGAATTTATTCCCAAACTAATAGTGGTATTTTAGTAGATTTAAACGGTAATACAATTACCTTAGGTAAAACAGGTAATACTACTACTACTACTATACTAGGTAACATAACCACTTCAGGATCTCTTACTATATATCCTCCCGATGATGATTGCCAGCAAGTAGTATTTGATCCTAATGGGTTTATTCTTATAGATTGTTGTGGTGGTTTAATAGCGGGCACGGGTGCTACTGTTGATTTTACTAAATGCGCTCCCTTTTCTATTGGAAATTTCACTCAAGCAGTAGGAGATTATTCTTTTGCTCATGGATACCAATCATACGCCTCAGCTTCATATGCTTTTGCCCAGGGATTTCAAACCCATGCAGCAGGTAATGCTGCCCATGCTGAAGGTAGAGAAACCTCAGCTTCGGGTGTTCAATCTCACGCTGAAGGTAGAGATACTATTGTAACAACTGCAGGATCAAATGCCCACGCTGAGGGTAATTTTACAACAGCTTCTGCTCCCTTTTCCCACGTTGAAGGTCAATATAGTGAGGCAGCAGGTCTATCATCTCATGCTGAAGGTCATTTTACTAGAACTACGGGCCTAGCAGCCCACTCCGAAGGTTCACAATCACTAGCTTCAGGAGCACAATCTCATGCTGAAGGTAGACTTACAACAGCTTCGGGTGGTCAATCCCATGCTGAAGGCTTTAGCACAAAAGCAGTAGGTTCATGGTCACATGCTGAAGGTAGCTTTACAACAGCTACTGCTTTATACTCACACGTTGAAGGTTATAATACTGAAGCTCTTACAGGAGCTAATTATTCACATGCCGAAGGAAGTGGTGTTAATACTAAAGGAGATTATTCACACGCTGAAGGTAAAAATACTGTAACTAATGGCCTTTATTCCCATGCTGAAGGTGAAAGTACTATAACAGCTGAAGTTGCAGATTCATCCCATACTGAAGGTTTAGGTACTATTACCTCAGCTTCACACCAACACGCTCAGGGTAAATATAATACCCATAATAATACTACTTCGTTAATGATTATCGGTAATGGTAGTGATACTAATAACCGAAATGATTTAGCCTTATTTGATCCCACTGCTATTTTCTTAAATGCTTCTGTTACTGCTAGCCAAGTAGTAAGTGCAAGTGGTGCCTTATTTGCAGGCATCCCACAGGATACAAATGGTAGTGGCAGTACTACAGTAGTTTATGACCCAACTACAGGTGAATTTCTTTATACTGGGTCTTATGGAAGTGGAGGATCAGGAGTAGATGATGATTGGCACATATTAGCGGATAATAGTGCTATTACTTCCTCTAGAACTGCTATAATTACAGGAAGTTTAGCTCAAGGTAGCACTATTCAAATTAGTGGTACTGACTCTCATGGTCAAGGATTTGGATCTCATGCTGAAGGAAACTATTCTCATGCTGAAGGAAATACTACCCAAGCTAAAGGTGAAGGCTCACATGCTGAAGGTAGAGATACTATAGCATTAGGATCATATTCCCATGCTGAAGGTAAAGATACCACAGCTACGGGATCATATTCCCATGTTGAAGGTAAAAATACTGATGCTAAAGGAAATTATTCACATGCTGAAGGTGATACAACCCGCACAGAAGGAGATTATTCACACGCTGAAGGTAGATTTAGTGTAGCTACTGGGGATTATTCACATGCTGAAGGTTCTTCGAACGTTGCAACGGGTAGATATTCACATGCTGAAGGGGAACAAACCAGGGCCCTAGGAACTATATCCCACACAGAAGGTTCATTCACTGTTACTTTTGAAACAGGATCCCACTCAGAAGGTCTATTTACTAGTGCTAGTGGCCAATATTCACATGCTGAAGGACAACAAACTAATGCAATTGGATTGGGTTCACATGCTGAGGGGCAGCTTACTAGAGCAGCCTATGATTATTCCCATGCTGAAGGTAGACAAACTTTAGCTAGTGGATCATATTCTCATACCGAAGGCTACCTCACAACAGCTTCCGCAAATTATAGCCACACCGAAGGTTATTTAACTAAAACTTTAGCAGCTTATGATCATGCCGAGGGTCAAGAAACAATAGCTAAAGGATCAGCATCACATGCCGAAGGACTTCAAACTGTAGCCTCAGGGGCGGCATCACATGCCGAAGGAATTAGTACCCTTGCAATAGGAGCATCTTCACATGCTGAAGGTAGGACTACTTTAGCCTTAGGACAACAATCTCATGCTGAAGGTTACTTTACTACAGCCTCAGGTTTAACTTCTCACGCAGAAGGTAAAGAAACAGAGGCAGTAGGTGAAGCTGCTCACGCTGAAGGTCAATACACATTAGCTTCTGGAAGTTTTGCTCACGCTGAAGGTTCAGGATCTATAGCTTCTGGAAGTTGGTCACACGCTGAAGGAGGTCAAACTTTAGCTACTGGTACAGCAGCTCATGCTGAAGGTATATCTACAATAGCTTCAGGCCCTACATCACATGCTGAAGGTGATACTACTATAGCTAGTAATAAATCCTCACATGCCGAAGGCAGACTTACTTTAGCCAGTGGTGCCTCATCTCATGCTGAAGGCGTTAGTACTTTAGCGTCCGTTCTTGGTGCCCACTCTGAAGGTAGATTCACTACAGCTTCAGGATTGTATTCTCACGCTGAGGGTCAGTTAAGTGTGGCATCTGGTCAAGAAGCCCACGCCGAAGGTAATAGCACTTTAGCCTCAGGAGATCAATCCCATGCTGAAGGTGTATCTACAGTAGCTTCGGGTCTATATTCTCATGCTGAAGGTTCGGGTTCAATAGCATCATCCTTATCTGCTCATGCTGAAGGTCAAGATACTAAAGCAACATCATATAATGCTCATGCTGAAGGTAGCAATACCCTAGCTTCAGGAATTTCTTCACATACTGAAGGATTACTTACTACGGCTTCAGCAAAAAATACCCATGCTGAAGGAGAGTTAAGTATGGCTGTTGAAAGAGGAGCACACGCAGAAGGTTTACATACAATTGCCTCGGCATCATACCAACATACTCAAGGTAAATATAATGTTACTAATACTACTTCATTAATGATTATTGGTAACGGTACTGATAATGATAATAGAAGTAACTTAGCCTTATTTGACCCAAATGCTATTTTCTTTAACGCTTCAGTTACAGGTAGCCAAGCTATAAGTGCTAGTGGTGCTTTATTTGCAGGTATCCCACAGGATACAGATAATAGTGGTACTAACACAGTAGTTTACAACCCAACTACAGGTGAATTTGAATATACTGGGTCCTATGGAACTGGAGGAGATGGGAATGATGATGATTGGCACATAACAGCAGATAATAGTGCTATTACTTCCTCTAGAACTACCATAATCACAGGTAGTTTACTTGCGGGGGATGCAGGTAATATTGCTACTAACAATTCTGTTACTTTTGGTCAGAGTACACAAGCAACTGGTGAAAATTCACAAGTCCAAGGTATAAGCTCATTATCTTCTGGAAATTACTCTCATGCTGAAGGAGCTAGTACCATTGCTTCAGGACAAACTTCTCATGCTGAAGGTAAAGGTACTAGAGCTAGTGGTGAGGCATCACATGCTGAGGGTAATGAATCAATAGCTTCGGGAGATTATTCTCATGCCGAGGGTTCGTCAACGAACGCATCAGCAGAAAGCTCACATGCTGAAGGAAGCCAAACTAGTGCACAAGCTGAAGGATCACATGCTGAAGGTAGATTTACTACAGCTTCAGGAATTTATTCACATACCGAAGGTAGACTTACTGTAGCTACTGGTAGTTATTCCCACGCTGAAGGTTATTTAACCTATACTTCTGGAGCATACTCACATGCTGAGGGTCTCCAAACAATAGCCTCAGGTACTTATTCACATGCTGAAGGTGAAAGTACTATTGCTCGAGGAAGTTATTCGCATGCTGAAGGTGATGATACTTTAGCATTGGGAGCAGGATCTCACGCTGAAGGTAAAATAACTTCGGCATCAGGTGATTATTCACATGCTGAAGGATGGGATACTATTGCTGGAGGTAATTACTCACACGCTGAAGGTTATCTTTCTGAAGCACAAGGTGGATATTCTCACGCTGAAGGTAATGCTACTGTAGCTTTAGGAATATCTTCACATGCTGAAGGTCAGTTAACATCAGCTTCTGCAAATTATTCACACGCTGAGGGTTATAAAACAGTTGCAGATGGGCAGTACTCCCATGTAGGAGGTGCTTTCTCAACGTCTTCTCATCAATATACCCATGTACATGGTTTAAACTTAAAAGATGGAAATACTCACCAAACAGTAGTAGGCCAGTATAATAATTCGGGTTCAGGTGCTGCGGGTATAGATAATATTTCGGATGCTTTATTTGTAATAGGTAATGGAACTAGCCTTGCAGCAAGAAAAAATATAGTAGTAATAAACTTAGCAGATGGTATCTATATAGATTCTGGTGCATTACCTACATCTGCACCTGCTCAATCTAATAGACTCTGGAGACAAGATGATGGTGCCGGAGGATACAACTTAAAAATTACTTAATATTATAGTAGTATATGGCTTCACGTACACCATTTAAATGGGGGAATGCTAATTTTGCTTGGAATGCTAACCCTTTTGGAGCAAAACAAAGCACGAACCCATTTACTTGGGACGATTGTGCATTAGTTGATGAAGTTGTAAAAGTTGTAAAAGCAGGAGGATCTTACCAAGAAGTTTTTAAAGATCCAAAAAAGAAAAAACATTTTATAAAACTTATATGCCAAGTAGAGGGTGTAGAATATAAAGAAACTAAAGAAGTTAAGAAAAGGCAAATACGTATTACGGACGTAGCCTTAGTTGCTAAAGAAATATTAGGAATTGATATAAAAATAGATGTGTAATGTATAAATTATTTACAGATAAAACTGAACTCTTTGAGTGTAACATAAAATTAGAAGGTGCTTCTTTAAAAAATAGTAAAGCACGTTTATTAGTCGAATCTGAGGATTTAAATCTTGTATTTAATGGAACTATTAACTCTACAGGTAAATGCCAAATCCCAGTAAAAAAACTTAAAGGATTATTGGATGAAAGTACTAAGGGTAATCTAAAATTAGAAGTAATTGCTGAAGATACTTATTTTACCCCTTGGGAATCTAAGTTTACAGTAGATACTTCAAGAAAAA